ATAGTCTTGGGTTGGGATTCATGCCGACAGCAAGTTCTGCGATTTTATTAGGTGTGTTCGAATCTTTTGAACCTGTAACATCTAACTTATTTACTAGACGTGTTGGTCAAGGTGAATTCTTAATTGTGAATAAATACATGGTTAATGAATTATTAAGTTTAGGTTTATGGAATGATGAAATGGTTGACAAGGTGATTGCTAATCAAGGTAGTATACAAAATATCGTTGAAATTCCTGAAGATGTTCGTTATAGATATAAAGACGTTTGGGAAATACCCCAACGAGTATTATTAGATCTGTCTATTATTAGAAATAAATATGTTGATCAGTCTCAGTCGTTGAATGTTTATCATTCTGACGCTAAATACGGTAAGATTGCTAGTGCACTTATGTATGCGTGGAAAGGAGGGTTAAAAACTGGTGTTTATTACACTAGAACTAAATCTAAATTGGACGCGAATAAAAAATTAGCGTCTAACCAGATAACCATTACACAAAAACCATCGGATTCTCCGTTTGAGTGTTTTGGATGTTCATCTTAAAATGAAATAAAAAAATAATAACCCACCCCTAAACAAGGTGGGTTTTTTTTATTATATTTGTTAAAAACGGAAGATATGGGAGCTGAAATATTACATAAGTCGATTAACGAGAAGGATATTGAGGGTTTTTACCGACACAATTTAATGAAGAAGTTTAGGGATCTTGAAATCACATCACCATTTGGTTGTGATGGTTTTGGGGTTTCCAAACAACATAAGATTAGGGTGTTAATGGAGTTTAAGGATAAGTTAAACTTGAGGGATAAGATGGACTTGAGTAAAGTTATTGCTCAATCTATATTTTATGTAAAGAAATTTTATGATAAGGGGGTTATTCCACCATCAACGATATTCATTGGTGACCGTAATGAATGTGCGGTTATTCACGTTAATGATATTGTGAAATATTTGGAAATGGGGTTTGATTGGAATTTGGCACCATCATCGGCGGGTAAGATTGGTGAATTGGTGGGGTTATTGATTGAGGATGTTAGGGTTAATCCATTTATTTTTGATTCAAAAGATTTTGACCAGTGTTTTAATAAGATTTGTGATTTAACGGAGAATGTTCAACGAACTGTATTGGTTACAAATAAGAATATTACGGATGTTTTCAATTATTTTGAGAAGAATGTATTGGGTAATGTGAAGATGGGGGTTAATGATAAGGCGAATTTATTTGTTCAGTTGTTGGTTAATCGTGAGGAGAATTATTTACATCCTATTAGTAAACGTGCGAAGATTGTCACTAAAGCGTTTGGTGAGGTTAATATTACGTCTAGGGATAAGTTTGAATCATTTTTTGCACATTTTTCATCATCATATACACCATCACAAAAGGAGAAGTTGGCGGCGGTTGTTGATCGTATTGTTGAGGATACTACTAGACGTAAACAGGGTGAATTTTTCACACCTTCAATATGGGTGGATAAGGCACATGAATATATTGCTTCGGTGTATGGTGATGATTGGAAGGAACGATATGTTGTGTGGGATCCAGCGTGGGGTACTGGAAATTTAACTAGGGATTATAGGTTTGGGGAATTATATTGTTCAACGTTGAACCAATCGGATATTGATACTGCCAACCAGATGGGGTTTAATCCGGAGGGGGTTAAATTTCAGTTTGATTTTTTGAATGATGATTATGGTAAACTTCCTGAAGGGTTGAGGGTTGCCATTGAGGGTGGACGTGATATTATTGTATTGATGAACCCCCCATATGCTACGGCGAATGTTATGGGTAGTAACTCTAAACATAAGGAGGGTGTTGCTAAGACTATTATGAATGAAATGATGGTTAATGAAGGTTGGGGTAAAAGTGCTCAAAATTTGTATGCTCAATTTTTATATAGGATTAATGAACTACAGAAGACTTGTGGAAATATTCATATTGGGGTTTTTTGTAAACCATTGTATTTAACTGGTGATTCATATTTTGAATTTAGGGATAAGTTTTTCAGTTCATTTGGGTATGTTAAAGGATTTTTATTTAACGCTTCCCATTTTTCGGATGTTGCTAAAGGTTGGGGTGTTAATTTTGCGGTTTTCAATAATCAACCTAATGATATTAAAAAAACATTTTACCATGAATTATTGGATGTTAATGATGGAGTAGGGGTTGTGAATGTTGGTGAAAAAAACTTATATAATGTTGATGGACAACAACAAGCGAGTAAATGGGTTCGCTTGGAGGTTAAGGGGTTAAAGACTTTTGATGGACCACAAATAAGTTCATCAATGGTTGTAAAACCGGATGGTTGGGGTAATATCGTTAATGGTTCGTTGGGGTATTTTTATAATTCATCAAATGGTGTGTCTAAAAATCAACAAAACGTGGGTTTGTTTAGTGGGTGTTTTTCCAATGGTCATGGTTTATCTATTATCCCCCAGAATTTCAATAAGTGTTGTAACTTATTTATGGCTAGAAAATCGGTGGAAAATGATTGGATTAACGATAAGGACGAATATTTAACCCCCAACGAACAACATCCGGAATATGAACAATTTAGTTATGATTCGATTGTTTATTCATTATTCAACAATTCATCTGAACAATCATCATTAAGACAAGTTGAGTATAAGGATAAGTTGTGGGATATAAAGAATGAATTCTTTTGGTTATCTGTTGAACATATGAAGAAACTGGGGGATGACAATGGGTTTGACGAGTTATATAATGATTCAAGGACGGATGTTAACAGATTTGTTTATAAGAAGTTATATGGTGAAGAAAAGGTGTATGACAAGTTATCTGTTGATGCTAGATTGGTATTGGATAAAGCGAATGAACTTGTTGATAAGTCGATTAATATGCGAAGGTTGATGACTAACGACCAGAATCATCTTCATTGTTGGGATGCTGGTTATTCTCAATTGAAATTGGTTTGGAAGGAATATTTTTCGGAGGATTTCAAGGAGTTTAGGACATTATATAAGAATTTGGAGGATCGTATGCGTCCATTGGTGTATGAACTAGGATTTTTATTGAAATAACTAATTAACCCACCCCTAAACAAGGTGGGTTTTTTTATTTATGTTGGTATGACAAGTTTAATGTTCGGAAAACTTGACTTCCTTTTTTTAATCTTTATAAAAAACGTTATAATTATATATTTATGGTTATGGCGTATGGTTATACTATTGGAATAAATTTTCCATTTCGGGATTCTGTTGATGGGAAATATTTGGATTTATCGTTGGATAACAACGAGGAAATAAGATCCAATTTAATTCATTTAATTTTGACCAGGAAGGGGAGTAGGTATTATTTACCCGATTTTGGTACGAGGTTATATGAATATTTGTTTGAACCTATGGATGGGCCCACCTTTTCGGATATTGAGTCTGAAATTCGGGATTCTGTTGGGGAGTATATTCCGGGGATAACTATAACGAACATATCTATTAAACCGGCGGCTGAGGATGGGGATGGGAATTATGTTAATGGTGAACAAGACCGCGAGGTTAATGTATCTGGTTTTGGTCAGATGGAACATACTGCTAGGGTTAGGATTGACTACATTATCAACGAGGGTGCGTTTAACGCGAGTGATTTTATCATATTAAATATTTAATTATAATGGCAAACAAGAAGATATCATATACAACCAGGGATTTTCAATCTATAAGGGCTGAGTTAATAAATTTCACTAGGACGTATTATCCTGAATTATTGGATAACTTCAATGACGCGTCCATATTTTCGGTTTTATTGGATTTAAATGCAGCGGTTGCGGATAATTTACAATTTAATATTGATCGTAGTATTCAAGAAACTGTGTTACAATATGCACAACAACCATCATCCATTTATAATATTGCAAGGACTTATGGCCTTAAGATTCCGGGGCAGAGACCATCTGTTGCGTTGGTTGATTTTTCTATTACCGTTCCCGCGTTTGGGGATAAGGAGGACTTAAGATATTGTGGTATATTGCGACGTGGATCACAAGTATTGGGTGCTGGACAAGTTTTTGAGAATGTTAATGATATTGATTTTTCATCGCCATTGAATGCGGAAGGGTTTCCAAATAGGTTAAAAGTGCCTAATTTTGACGCTAATGGTACGTTGATTAATTATACTATTACCAAGAGGGAAACGGTGGTTAATGGTTCGACGAAGGTGTTTAAGCGTGTTATTAATCCATCGGATGTTCGCCCATTTTTCGAAATGTTTTTGCCTGAACAAAATGTTTTGGGTATCACCAGTGTATTGTTGAAGGATGGGACACAATATAGTAATGTACCTTCGGCACAGGAGTTTTTGGGTGCTGACAATCGTTGGTATGAAGTAAAAGCGTTGGCTGAGGATAGGGTGTTTGTTGAAGATCCTACTAAAGTATCGGATAAACCTGGTATTAAGGTTGGTAAATATATTTCTACTAATGATAAGTTTATTACTGAATTTACCCCCCAAGGTTTTATGAAGATGACTTTTGGTGGTGGTAGTCAATCTGCCGATGAGCAATTAAGGGAGTTTGCTCGTAATGGGTTTAAGTTGGACTTGAATAAATATTCCAATAATTTTGCCTTGGGTAGTGTGTTGAAACCTAATTCCACGTTGTTTATTCAATATAGAGTTGGTGGTGGAACACCTAGTAATGTTGGTGTTAATGTGATAACACAAGTGGGTACGGTATCCTTTTTTGTGAACGGACCATCGGAGAATATTAACAATACGGTTATAAATTCATTGAGTTGTAATAACGTAACGGCGGCTATTGGTGGTGCTGGTGCTCCTACAATGGAGGAGGTTAGGAATTTGGTTGGATTTAATTTTTCTGCACAAAATAGAGCGGTTACAATCAATGATTATGATTCGATATTAAGAACAATGCCATCCCAATTTGGGGCTCCGGCGAAGGTTTCGATAACGGAAGAAAATAATAAAATTAAGATTAAGTTATTGTCATATGATGAATCCGGGAATTTAACGGAATCCATATCCAATACATTGATGAGTAATATTAGCAATTATTTATCGAATTATCGTATGATGAATGATTATATATCTGTTGAATCGGCAAATGTTATTAATTTGGGTATTAATATTGATGTTGTGTTGGATAATAGTCAAAACCAGGGGATTGTTATATCCCAAATCATTGGTTTAATTTCAACGTATTTTGATTCCACAAATCGTCAGATGGGTCAAAATGTATTTATTTCGGACTTAAGGAGGGATATTCAAAATCAAAATGGGGTTATTAGTATATCCGATATTAAGGTGTTTAATAAGGTTGGGGGACAATATTCTTCTTCTCAAACTTCGCAACGATATGTTGACAATGAAACTAAAGAAATCGAGTTAATTGATGATACAATTTTTGCGGAACCAACCCAGATATACCAGATAAAGTTTCCGAATAAGGATATTAATATTCGTGTTAAGAATTTATCTACGGTTAGTTTTAATTGATAATTTATTTTGGTGAAATATGCCTTACTATTAAAAATAGCAAGATTGCTATTTATTAAAAAAGGTAAATTATGTCAAATTCTTATAGAATAAGAACAACGGTAGGTAAAGATACATCAATTAAAGTAAATATAGAGCAAGATTTTGAATATCTTGAAATTTTATCCTTAAAATTATTACAGAGCGAGGTTTATACTAGACAATGTTCAGATTATGGGGTTGTTGTTGGTAGGGTTAGTGTTAACAATGGTTTTGGGTTACCTAATGCTAAGGTGTCAATATTTATTCCATTGAGTGATGAAGATTCGTTAAATCCGATTATTTCTGAATTATATCCATATAAAACATTATCGGATGTTAATGATGAAGGTTATAGATATAACTTATTACCATATACCCAACAACATACCAATCACACACCAACTGGTACATTTTTTGAAAAAACTGATATGTTATTGGAACCACATTTAATTGAGGTTTTTGATAAGTATTATAAATATACAACCACTACTAATGATAGTGGGGATTTCATGTTATTTGGAGTACCTGTTGGTCAACAGACGTTATTCGTGGATCTTGACTTATCGGATATTGGGGAATTTTCGTTAACTCCTCAAGATTTAATTCGTATGGGGATGGCAACTGAGGGTGAGGTTGGAAAAATTAAATTTAAGTCGTCAACAAATTTAGATTCATTACCACAACTTATTACATTTAATAGAAATATTGAGGTTGAACCATTTTGGGGTCAACCGGATATTTGTTCATTGGGTATTACTAGGACTGATTTTGATTTAACTAAAGAAGCTGGGATTGATATTAAACCTACGGCAATTTTTATGGGGTCAATATTTAGTTCACCAGATGAACAAAAGCTTAAAAAGGGTGGTAAAGTTGGTAAAAAGACTGGTGAATTATGTAGTTTAATAACTGGTCCTGGAGAAATTAATGCAATTAGACAAACTATTAATCTGGATAACTCCAACAGACCAATTCTTGAATCTTTTGAGTTGGATAATGGGGGTCAGGTTATTGATGATAATGGTACGTGGTTATTGGACGTTCCGATGAATTTGGATTATATTACCACCGATGAATATGGTAATAGGACTATATCATATGATCCCCAGGTTGGAATTCCGACAAGGGGTAAATATCGTTTTAAGGTTAAGTGGAATCAACCACCAACCTTGGAGGGTTCGGTTAAAAGGGGTTATTTTTTGGTACCAAATGTTCGTGAATATGGTTGGGGGTCATCTGGTGGTCCTGTTGAACCTGGATCGGGTGAATCGGCAAATGATATTAAAACATCATATGCTTTTTCATTGGATTGGAGGGATTATGGTTATACTGGTAACTCAACATCTTCAACCTATTATACAAGTGGATTAAAACATATTGAGGACGCTATTAATTGTGAAGATAAGTTTTATGATTTTACATATAATAAGGTTTATACGGTATCTGAATTGATTAGTCAATATAGGGTTAGTTCAAACAATCGTAGATATCTGGCGATTAAGGATATCTTAAATACTGATTGTGAGGGTGAGAATAACAAATTTCCTTCCAATGATGGTCAATTTAATAATAACGTTATTTTCACTTTATTTAGGATATTATTGTTTTTAATGTATCCGATTATTTTTGCGGTTGTTACGTTATTACATATATTATCATTTATTGTTGTGGTTTTATTGGGCCCATTATTATTGATTTTAACGGGTTTATTTGGTTATTTAGCAATTCAAGAAGGTGTATCAGCTGGTGCTGCTTTATTGTCAGTTCCACCAAACGCCGCTTTAGCTATTTCATTTGGTCTTAAGTCGGCACAATATTTAGCTATTTCAATAGCTTTAGGTGCGTTATATTATTTAATAACTAAAATTAAAAAATATTTCACTAATTTCAAATTACCCAATTATACTTTTCCCGATTGTGATTTTTGTGAATGTGCTCCATCAGGAAGTCAAGATTTGGCAACATTACAAGAAAGTGAAAACACCAATACTAATAGTGGTGCTAAAAAAAATGATATTCCAGTAAATAATAATGGTACTGCTTTATTGACACCATTTTTTATTGGGATGAATTATAGTGGCGTTACAGATTCTGGGGCTGGAGGAGGGGCTCTAGGTGGTATTTTTGGTGGTCAACCAATACCTAGTGAAGGTGATATTGGTTATGGTGTTAGTACAACTGTTGCTGCGAGTTATAAACATTTCGCACCTAAAACTTGTGATTGTGGTGCTGGTCATCAATTAAATGAATTTATTGAGATATATTCACCAGGGGATGATGAAGAACCTGTTACAAATTATTGGGGTATGTTTTCAACGGATTTACCATTACCTGAACGAATTAATTTATTTAATATTAAAGCAAAATATTTTAATAATACAATACCTAATAGTGGGTTTAATGGTGGTGCTGATGGTGGTCAGGGTGTTAATCAAATTAAAGTTAGGTTTGACACAACATTGAATCCTAGTCCTTCAATATATCATTTGGATAATGTTATTGCTTTATTTATAAATTCCGAGGTTGGTTCAAGTTTTACTCCTGGTAAATTAGTAACATTTCAAGATAGTAAAAAATCTACGGATATTAATTTAACTGGGTCAACACAAAATGAATATGGTACTTTTTCAATATCTGGTGAATCAATTTTATCGAGTTCGACACCAACACCAGTAAATGTTGAGTGGGCGAATCCAAATGGTGTGGGTAGTAACAATATAACTACATATAACTTAACTGGTAAAAGTGAAGATGTTTTGGTTCAACAATTCCCAATGGATGTTGAATATTTTCAAGTGATTACTGGAATGACTTATGGTGACTATAAATCAAAAGTTGGTAATACATTACAAAATTCATTATACAGTCGTTACCTTAATAATAACATGTATACTTTAAAGATGGCTAGAGGTGAATTCGCGTCACAATATGGGGCACAAGTTTGTAATTCAATGCTACGTAATGACTATAATCCAATGAATCAGTTTAATGATAATCAAAAACAATTTATAGTATTTTTGGTTAGAGGTGTTGATCCCCATTCTAGTAGGACTACTTGTGAATATGATTTAAGTAAATTATTTGGGTTTAGTAATTTCGGTAATGTTAAGGTTAGTGGTCAATATAAGTTAAATATTCCGATTCAGGGGTCACCAAGAAATGTTAGACACGAAGGTGATAATCATACGATTAATTCATATTCTAATACTAGGTTATTTCACAAGTCTTATAATTTCAAACCATTGAATATGACTGGGTTTACGACTACATTAACTCAATATTATTCTGGGTTAAATGATAAAACAGTTTTTGGTGCTTATGGTACGACTAATTTCACTAGTTTAACTAACGCTCCTAGACTTGCTAACGATGGTAATGACTATATTACTAGATGGCTTCAGCCGAGGAATAATAGTGGATTAAAATATTTTGGACCACTAGATGGTTATTCCAATAATACTGAAAATAAACCTTGTTATTATGTTGGAGAAGATATTGAGGGGGGGTCACATTTAGTGATGAATTTCGTTAGGGTTACTAAACCTGTTGTTTTTGGAAGTTGTAAATGTAAACAAGGTGGTCAAACATGTGTTAACACAACATATATTTGTCCTAAAATAACAACATCATTTACTATTAACCCAACTACTAGTGTTAGTAATAATTATATAGTTATGCGTTCGGATCGTTTACCGTTATCAACATTTGACTATCAGCCAAATCCTGCTTTAAACAGTTTTAGACCATTACACGCGAATGTTGGGTTTGAGGTGTTTGTGTTGGATGATACTGGGTTATCTGAAGGTGTTACAGCATCATCTGGAGTACCATCAAATGGTGATGGTGAAATTGACCCAAATAGTGTTTTAAGTACCCTTGAATGTGGTAAATTATTACCATTAAGTTGTTATGAATCGGTGTATGATCCGGCAAAAGGGGTTAATGTTTTTAGGGTTAAGACTGGTGCTGATTATAACGATTGTAAAACGGTATTAAATAAAAACATTATGGAAAAGGGGTGTTATGTTTTGGTTACCACACCATTTTTAAGTATTGTACAAGATTTCGCATCGGTTAATGAATGGAGGACTAGGATGTTAATTAATTTTGCTGCTTGTCAAAATGTATTTTCACATGTTTTCACTAATAATTGGGTTAATGGTACGTTATTCGCATTTCCTTTTGCTAATGTTCGCAAGTTTGATTCAAACAATAAACCTAGTAGTGTATTTGCTACTGATTTAATTTATTTGGATAAAACAACTAATAATTTTTATTATCGTTCGGCACCATATACTAGTGATGGTAAATTTGTTGGTCAAAATATAAATAATAGTAATAAGGGTAATAAAAAATTATTAAACTTCCCAACAACAATTATGGATTTGGGTCCAAGGGATGTGTTTACTCAAGAAGTTGCGATTGATGATACTTTTGACGGATATATTGTTAATAAATTGGAATCTACGACGTTTAGTGATACTTCGGATTTATTAAATTTATTTATCTTAAACAGATTAACTAGTTCAGGGTTTTTGAATTCAATCGCTAGTGCTAATATCAATACATATTTTAGTCGTAATAATAGTTTTATTGATGGTGATTTTGCTCAAATGAACGCAATTAATTCTGAATTTGGTGTTGTTCCTTTTGAATCGGAGGAATATGTTGATGATTCACAATATAGTAACCCTTCTGATGATAGTGTTATTGGTGTGTTTTTTAGTTCATCAACTCAAAATAGGGATTTTATAACACCAAAAAGAAATTTATTTTCTGAAGATGGTAATATTACCGATAGTAGATGTTATTCATATATTCCAGTTAAAACACAAGAAGTACCTTTTTATCAATGGAATATAGCTAATGGTTCGGGTAATGTTATATTTGGCCAGGATGATAATGAATGGTTTACTGAAGGTATTAGTGGAAATGTGTTTTTCAGTTATAGGTATCAACAATTAGATAGGTTAAAACAAGATTCAAGATATTTTAGGACAAATCAGTCAACGAAAACAAAAGACTTTAAAGGGTATATTTATTCAATAAACAACGTTGGTAAATATCAGCCATCGGTTAGTACCTGGTCAAGGAATAATCCGGATGATGATAACATATTAACTGGTGCTCCGTTTTATTTCTATTTTGGATTAAAACGTGGTAAAACGGCGTTTGATCGTTTTGGTAGAGAATGGTTGGATTTTGAAAATATTGAAGAATAATGGGGTATAGAAATGAAAATACGATAGTTTTAGGGTCTTTAAGGTATAAGTCAGCGTCAAACGTTGATTCATCCTTAAAGATTCCTTTTATTCAATCTTTTAAGGAGAATATTGAATATGATAGGACTATTGATGTTAATTTAGCTCAAGTGTATGATGATGAACGTCAAGCTTCGTCAATATTTAGACCTACTGGGAAGATATCTTTATTTTTTAAGAATTCTTATGTTGGTAAAGTTATATATCCCCCATTTGCTAATTCATTATATTATGTTAATGTTAATAAATTAATTGAGAATATTTGTACATCATCTAGTAATATTGTGTATAGTGGATATCCTTCCAGTTTTGAGTTTGATTTTATGCGGACGGATTATGAAATTAATGGGTATACACAAGTTGATGACTTAAATAAGGTTCATATTGATTTTATACAGCGTAGTGCGACAACTTATAATTGGAGTGTTTATTTAAGTTATGGTTATGACAATGATTATAGTCAAGCGATGGAAGCGTATGATATTAATAGTCGTCAAACATTAAATTGGGTTGTATCGGATGGGATTCCATTTGTTATTAGCAGAAATTTACCTGGGTTGATAACTTTTAGATGTATGGTAAATCACGGACTTAAAGTTGGGGAGTATGTTAAATTGAGTTTTAATTATAATAATCAAGATTTATTTGAGGTATCATCATTGGGTAATGGGTATTATAATTCGGATTTAACCATTTTTAACATTAGGGATGTTGGGTTTACAGGTAATACATTTAATAATGATGTTACTGGTACAATAAGAAGGGTTATTGATATTAATAATCCAAACGATACTATTTCAACGTATTATGTTCGTCGTAACAAGATATTAACAAACGATACCGATGCTGTTATTGCTAAAGTTGCGTTTGAACAAACGGTGTATAATAAGAAAAAACAAGTTAATAATTCAACATATACACCAAATAAACAGAATGGTGTATCTTATAAAGAAGACAATTTAGTGTATTCTTTATCTTTTGATAAAGATATTGATATTAGTAAATTGGTTGATAATCAAAAAAGACCTATAACTGAATTATATTATACTATTATTTGGAAGGGTTTTTTTGGGTGGACAATGGGTTTAGGTCCGATGAAGAAGGGATATTCGTTTAATATCCGACCATCCAATACCATTGGAAATATTCCATCACCATGGTGGAGTATAGATAATGTTAAGTCAAATACTAATTTAGGTATTTTAACATATAACAAACCTGGTGTTACTAAACCTTTTAGTTATGTTAAACCCCCACTTATTGGTGATGTTGTTGATGGTGATTATTGTGAATGGAATTCTTTTGAACAATTGGAACGAGTTATATCACCGATGTATCATAAGATCACATTTAATCCTTATCATTTTAATATTGGGAATCCGGTTGGTCCATCATTTGGGAAGAATCAATTGGGGTATTATTATGTTCCCCACCATATGTTAAAGATTGGTGATTATTCGGATTATATTGAGGAGGGGGATAAGAAGAATATTGTTGGTATACCGGATTGGGCGATATATTCAACCACTAACAATGTTTTTAGGTGGAGGGATAAGTATTCATATGGGTATATTGACGAGAAGGGTAATGGGGTGAATTTTCCATTTTTCAATGGTGTTCATTATCCTTATAGAGATATAATTTTTAGGTTAATTCCTGAAGGTACTAATTATATTGATAATAATTTGGTGGCAACACCTTTAATTGATGATTGTGAATAATAATAGTTATAAATTTGTGTTGGGTGATACTCAAAAGTTTTTGGATGTTCCTATTGAAATAAATTGGGAATACGGTGGTATTGCTGATGGTATATCGGTATATGAAAATGAAGTTATAAAGGATATTATTGGTGTTGCTGATGATTTTGAGGTGTTTAGATTTTCCCATAATGAATATGGTCAAAAACAAAAAACTGAATTGACGTATTCTTTTAATTTTTATAGTGGTAGTACACCTGTTAGTTCATCAACGGTAAATAATTGGGTGAATACTTATTATGGTAGTGTTTTTAATTATAATCAATTGGTATATAAACAAAAACCATTTGTAAAATCTTTTTATAAATTGGATTTTTATGATACGACGGATGAATCGGCACAAACTAATTATTTCACTGTTATATTGCCGATATTAAATGGTGGGTTACAAGAAATTGGGGATACTTTAGTTAGTAAAAAGATGGTTAATAAACCATATATAACAATGGATTTCTTAAAAAATAAGGAAGGTTTTTTCATATATTGGTTGAAGAAGAAAACATTTATTGATATTGACACTTTTTATATGAGTGCGAAATTTTTTGATGCTAATTTGGGGGTGTTTGTTAAGATGATGACAGTTCCTCAAGCAACATTACCGAATAAATTTCAATTTAGTAACAATTTATTTTATATTAAAACTATTTTAGATTATAACAATAGGACGTATAGTTTATACGATATGATAACAAACAATAGAATTGGGGAGGGAAATCCCATAAACTGGTACGAATATGTAAATGCCTAATAAATATTATATAAAGATATCACCTGAAGTGATATTAAAGAAGTATCTTAAAGTTCCATATACCGGGGACTCGTATTATGATGAATATTCGTATGAAGAATGTTGTGAAATTATTTTAACAGGTAATACTGTATATCCTACTGGTGTTGGTGTTTATCAACCCCCATTTTCAACGATATTATCTGGAGGTACAAATGGTAGTTCATTATTAACTGGATTAACTATACCGATATTAATAACGGAAGATTATAATGATTTGGGTTATTATTCGGTTTTTGATGGTGCGGTATTACAGAAGGATGTTATTACTAATTTTTTATTTTCTGGGAACGTGTCAAATCCAAATACGTATTATGTTTATAATACTTCGGATGTTGCGTTGAAGAATTATTTAACCAATTTTGATTTTATATTGGATTGGGGTGATGGTAGTCCTACAGAAATGTTGGATAATATTGCTCCGAATTATAAACAACATGTTTATCCTCAAAATGGTAAATATACGATAACATTATCTGGGTCTAGCCCATTTGGTGTTAGTGTGATTAAGAAGGAGGTTTTTGTTCCATTTAGTAATGTTGTTATAGGTAATCCTAATGGTGAAGCTACGTTTTATCCGGCTGGTGGTAATTGGTCATCAACACCTATTAGTTATGACTATATTTTCAGTGGTGATTCGGATTGTGATGTTGATTTACATATTAGTAGTAATTATGTACATACACCATTTTTGGTTACTGGGTATACGGTATCTACGATTAATGATTTATCGGTATATGGTAATAAGTCAACATTGTTTGCTGGTAAGTTTAGACCAGGTGAACAAGTTACTGGAACTACTGGTGTTGTTGGAACATTTTGGGTTCAAAATCCGATTAATCCATATACTGGCTATACAATTAATGGAATTGATTATTATGATTATCCAGATGGGACTACGGTTTTTGCGGTTTATTCTTCTGGGTTAACGGTGAATGATTTGGTTTGTGAACCAATGGTTAAGGAGGAATTCTTAATGGGTGTTTATGATCAACCTGAAGTTCAGTCGGATATATTCATTGAACGAGGTAAATATTCTGGTTTGGAACCTATACAACGATTAAACGAGGTGTACAATATGGGATCATTGACTTCTTATGGATATGGATTTTTCAAAATTAATAAAGTTTAGAAAAATCATAAATCATATATTTATTAATAAAGTATAACGGATGGCAACTGGAGTATATGGTAATGTTAGAGGTGCGGATGTATCACCTGAAGATGTTGAAATAATTATGAATTATACACCATCTAGGGATGATACTGATAATTTCATTCTTAAGAAATTGGATGCTACGTCTATATTACGACCATATTTTAATAATGCTAATACTGGGGGTAATCCTAATGTTGAAATTTTGGGCGGTTTATATAACTTAAAACTACCTGCGGATGAATTTAACAAATTGGGAATTTATACCTTAATGGTTAGACCCGCACAAATTAGGACAAAAATATTGGATTGTGGGGTATTGTCTGCTTTACCGAATGTTAAGGGGTTGGTTATTGATTTAACGAATGTTCCTTCAGAATATAGAAATAAGTTTGTTAATCAAGGACTTGTTGGATTTCGTATTGAATATCTAAATACTGATGGTACAAAAATACCTAACTTTTTTAGGATGATAACATCTTCATTTTTTTGTGAACCAGTTGTTCAGAATTTAACTAATACTTCACAAAAAGCGATACGTTATAGATATACTCAAACAAATACAAATTTAATTTTTTGTACAGTATCACCATCTTCATCACCGACAAACAATCCGTTGTCAACACCATATATTGGACAACCGGACCAAAATATTATTATAACGAACACTTTTTTCAATCCGATAACATTGGATATTGAAATGGTGGAACATGATATTTCAACTTTAGCAATTGCCCTTTATGGTAACCAAACTAAATCCATGGATGATGGTGTTTACACTATTTACGATAAAGATAATAATATTTACAAACAATATAACCTTTTTGAAATACGTGATCAGTTTAACAACTTGTTATATGAAGTACGTCAAGATAGGGGTAATAACATTGATTTCAGTAAAAACTTCACAAATATTACAGA